ACTTGACCATCGCAGCCACAGGCCTCGACCTGGAAGCAGTGGACAAGCTGATGGTCTCGCTCCGAGCCATGGTCGAGCGAACTGGCTGCAGCGTCGTCGCCATCGCCCACATCCGTAAGACCCCCACGGGGTCCAAGGCTGCGGAAGAAGGCGGTCAGATCAGCCTGGACGACATCAAAGGTTCAGGCTCGCTGAAGCAGGTCCCGGACGTGATCATCGCCAAGGAGCGCAACGGACAAGCGGAGGACCCTGAGGCCCGCAACGTGTCCCTGCTGCGCGTGCTGAAGGTGCGCCGTGGCGGGAAGACCGGCCCGGCCGACTCACTCCGCTACGACCCCACCACCGGCCGCCTCGCGCCATGTGCGAAGCCCGCCGAGGACGATGGGTTCGACACAGCCCCCGGGGGTGATGGCGAATTCTGAAGCCATCGCACGCCTGCTCCTGAAATCCTCCCGCTATCGAGCGAAGCGCGGAGGGCTGCGCCACACGCTGACCCTGGCTGACATCCATGTGCCGACCCACTGCCCCGTGCTGGGTCTTCGACTCCGCCCGTCCACCTCTGGCCGGGCATCCCCCAACTCCCCCTCCCTTGACCGCGTGAACCCGCGCCGTGGCTACGTGCCCGGCAACGTTCTCGTCGTCTCGTGGAGGGCGAACGAACTCAAGAAGAACGCAAGCCTCGCCGAGATGGAGGCCGTCTGCGCCTTCTACCAACGCCTGATTGCATGACCGGAACACAGACACCCGACCCACTATTCGTGGACCCCTCCGTGGAGTACCACGCCCACCGACGCATCGCCGGCCGCAACATCCAAGAGATTGGCAACACGGCCATGGTCCTCGCACGCGATGCGGTGGATCACCTCGCTCGCGACGGACGCCAGCCTGTCCAGATCGAAGTCATCGTGCGGGTCGCCCCTCAGTGACCCAAGACCTCGTTGACGACGACCTCGTCTTCGACCTAGAGACCAACGGGCTCCTTCGGGAACTCGACCGCATCTGGGTCATGTCCATCGGCAACGTGCGTACAGGCGAAGTCCTGACGTACACCGATCACGACCGCAACCACCCGCCCCTCGCCGAGGGCATCCAGCGCCTCCAAGACCATCTCGCCCGTCAGCAGCACAGGCGCCGATGCTTCGTGGCCCACAACGGGATCACGTTCGACATCAAGGCACTGAAGATGGTGACCGGCTGCGACATCCCGCACTGGTCCGTGCACGACACGCTGGTCATGGGGCGTCTGCGGAATCCCGAACGCCTCGGGGGCCACAAGCTGGAGTCATACGGCATCGAGATGGGCGTCCTCAAGGGCGCCTATGACGGTGGCTGGGACGCCTACAGCGAGGACATGCGGGACTACTGCGGCCAAGACTCCGTAGTCACCATCGCGCTGTTTAAGAAGCTGGCGCCCGTCCTGAACTGGGGCGAGTCCTGCGAACTTGAGCACCTGATCGCCCACCTGATTGACCTGCAGATGGAGAACGGATTCACGCTGGACATGCGTGCATCCATGGTCCTGGCGGCTGAGTTCGCCGAGGAACGCGAGCGTCTGCTGATCGAGATGCAGCGGGCCTTCCCGCCCGTCTACGTCGGCGTCGAGACCAAGTACCCGAAGCGCGACATCAACTACAAGGCCACCGCTGACCGCGCGGCCTACAGCGTCGTGAAGGACGCCCCGTACACCGCGATCACCCTGCAAGAGTTCAACCCCTCCAGCGAGTTCCACGTCGCCCGCCGCCTGAAGGCACGGTATGGCTGGGAGGCCCCGCTGACCGAGAAGGGCAACCCCAACATCACGGACAAGGTCCTGGCGAAGCTCGACTTCCCCGAGGCCAAGCTGCTGATGGAGTTCGCCCGCGTGGACAAGCAGTGGACCCAGGTCGCATCGCCTCCGAAGTCCAACGGGACCGGTGGCGGCTGGCTGCACCACGCCGACGAGAACGACCGCGTCCACGGCTACGTGAACAGCAACGGTGCCGTCACGGGTCGCATGACCCACAGCCGCCCCAACTCCGCGAACATCGACAAGGACGCACGCATGCGTGCCCTGTGGACCGCGAAGCCGGGATGGAAGCTGGTGGGCTGCGACGCCGAGGGCCTGGAGCTTCGCGTGCTCGCGCACTACCTCACGCCATACGACGGTGGCAAGCTGACCCGCGCACTCCTGGAGGGCGATAAGGCCCTCGGGACCGACGCGCACTCGATGAACCGGGACAACACCGACCTGTACTCACGGGACGGTGCGAAGACCCTGCTCTACGCCACGCTGTACGGTGCTGGCTCCGAGAAGGCCGGGCAGACCTGGGTGGACGACTGGCGCTCCTCAGGCAAGCCGCTGGAAGAGTGGCCGGCGTGGGCCTTCATGGCTCGCGGCAAGCAGCGCAGGCTGAAGAAGCTGACGAGCATCGGGCTCGAAGTGAAGACCCGGCTCATCGAAGGTATCGACGGCTTCCAGGAACTCAAAGGGAAGATCGCCGAGGCCGCCGAGAAGCGCGGCTGGGTCAAGGGTATCGACGGCCGGCGCATCCGCGTGCGGCATGCCCACGCCTCGCTCAACACTCTGCTGCAGGGCACGGGCGCAATCATCATGAAGAACGCCAAGCGCATCCTCGCCAACGACCTGGACGCCAAGGGCTGGAAGCACCAGATTGACTACGGCTGGTGTGCCGATGTGCACGATGAATGGCAGGCCGAGGCTCGCCCTGACATCGCCGAGGAATTCGGGGAGACGGCCAAGGCCGCCATCACGAAATCCGGGGAGCACTTCGGATTCCGGTGTCGCCTCGACGGCGCGTTCGACATCGGCGTGAACTGGCACCAGACCCACTGATGCCGGCCCACCGCATCCCCCTGGCCTTCCACGTAGGCCTGGGCGGCTGCTGGCACTGCACATCCCACGCGCTCAACGCCGACGGCTACGTCCGTATGCGCTGGCCGTGGGGTCTGGAGTTCCTGCACCGCGTCATCTGGCGCCTCCACCACGGCCCCATTCCTGACACCCACGGAATCGACCACCTCTGCGGTAGCCGCGACTGCGCGAACCCCGCGCACATGCGCCTGCTCACGCGCTCAGAGCACGCGGTTCACACCAACTCAACCCGGTATCGAATTCATGAAACAGATTGACTTCCAATTCCTGACGGACCTGTGCCGTCGCATCCGTGCCGTCGCACCCAACGCCATCATCGGTGGCGGCGCACCGCGCGACGTGTTCCTCGGCGGAAGCGTCAAGGACATCGACGTGTTCGTGCAGACCACGGCGGACAAGTTCGCTGGCCTGTGCGGCGACATCGCGTTCCAACTCAAGGGGACCATCGAGTCCAGCCAAGAGTACGTCCACGCGCCCAGCTACAACATCCGCATCCCCGGCCTCTCGCAGGAACTCAACGTCGTCCTTCGCGAAGACGTGAGCCCGCTGATGGACGTGGGCGACTACGACTTCGGTCTCTCGCAGATCGCATGCGCTGGCTTCACGGTCATCCGCACCGCTGCGCAGATCAAGGACGTGGCCGACAACACGCTGACGTACATGCACGCCGCCCAGGACAAGCCCGAGTGGCACGTCCAGTCCAGCGCAAACCGCATGGCTCGCATCCTCCAGAAGTACCCAAGCCTGCAGCCGGTGAACTGCGAGAAGCTGTTCAAGCACCAAGCTGACGCGGCGGCCGTAGCCGACTTCGCCGCATCCCTCTGATGTTTGCCCTCCTCGATGGTGACGAAGCGATCTTCAAAGCCGCTGTCGTCACCGAGGACGATGTTGACTGGGATGGCGACGGCGAGTCCGTCCGCCGCCCCGGGACCTTCGAGGAATGCCGACGCGCCCTCGACAACATCGTCCGTGGCTGGTGCAACGCTGTGCTGGCCGACTTCGAGTTCCAGGAGTTCACGTTCGTCCTGAGCCCCACGGACCGCTTGCTGTTCCGGCGACACATGGACCCGACGTACAAGTCCGGCCGTGCACCGAAGCCTGAGCACTACGCGGCCCTGGAAGCCTACGCACGCGAGGCCTACCCGATCACCGAGTTCCCCGGCCTGGAAGCCGATGACACCATGGGCATCCTGCAGGGTCCCGGGAAGATCATCGTCTCCCAGGACAAGGACATGAAGACGGTCCCGGGCGACCTGTACATCACGAGCAAGAAGCTCAAGACCAAGATCACGCGCGAGCGTGCGGACTGGTGGTGGATGATGCAGACGCTCATGGGCGACTCGACCGACGGGTTCCCTGGCTGCACCGGCTGTGGCCCCAAGACCGCCGAGGCCGTCCTGGCCGACGGGCGGAACCTCAAGGACTGGTGGCCTGACATCGAGCGCCAGTTCCTTCTCCCGAAGGTTGGCCGCTACAAGCACTTCGCCCCGCAGAACGCCGACGACGCGCTCCTGCAAGCCAAGCTCTCCCGCATCCTGCGGCCGGGCGAATACGACCAGAAGACCGGTGACGTGTCCTATCAGGTCGCGCATCACAACATCAGTTTCAACGCCCACAATGATCGCAAATAGCAAGCCGCTGATCGGCATCGCCGCGTCCGCCCAGTCGGGCAAGAGCACCGTGGCCCGATACCTCCGCGACCGCTTCGGCTACGGCGAGGTCTCGTTTGCCGAGCCCATCCGCCAGTTCATCAGTTCGCTCACGGGCATCCCCCGCGCCGACTTGGAAGCTGGGCCTCTCAAGGAAGCTGTGATCCCCTGGATCGGTAAGTCGCCGCGCCAGATGATGCAGACCCTGGGGACCGAATGGGGTCGCAACCTCGTGAAGGAATCCTTCTGGGTGGATCGCGCCATGCAGACGGTCAACGACCTCGCGTGGTCCTTCACCCCTGCCGTCATCTCCGACGTGCGCTTCGAGAACGAGGCCGAGGCCATCCGTGAACGCGGAGGCTTCATCCTGCACCTGAGCCGCCCGAACGCGCTGCAGGTCGCAAGCCACCCCAGCGAGGCCGGCGTCAAGTTCATGCCCTACGCGGACGAGCGAATCGTCAACGACTCCACCCTGTCAGTCCTGTACGCCGAAGTGCGGGACATGCTGGGACGCAAGGGCGCCCTGTGACTTTCCTAACCCCTCTGTACCGCTATGCGCTCTACCTCGCCCTCGCGGCTGGCCTCCTGCTCGGCGGCTTCTCGTACCGCTCCCACGTCTACGACTCCGGTGTCGCGGCTGGCGTTGCCCACGCTAAAGCGCGAGCCGACGAGGCCCGCCTACTCGCAGATCGCGCGGGACAACTGGCCTCCGAGCGAGCGGCCCAGCGAATGGGCGACACCCTCCTACGACTGAAGGATTCCCATGACCGTATTACCCATGACCTCCAGGCCGCGCTGGCTGCTTCTGATCTGCGTGCTGTTCGGCTTGACGCTCGCATTGCCGGCCTGCTCGACGAAGCAGCCGGTGTTCGTTCGGGACCTCCCGGCGATCCCAGCGGACCTAGCGGCTCCCCCGGAACCCCTGAAGGCGATTCCACGGTTGAAGCCCTGATCGAAACGACCAATGAAAACCTTGCAATCTGCCGTCGCAATGGTGCTCGGCTGGCTGGGCTTCAGGCCTGGTATTCGGACATCCGCGCCGGCCGTCAACCGTGAGAAAGTAGCACAGGATAGAAGGCACCCTATTGATGACGTGGAACCTCGGGACATCCCGATCAACTGCCCGTCCTCGGTAGACCTCCGCACCACTGCGGACTGGTTGGCCTCCCACTTTCCTGCTGCTGCTGGCCTGGACCTCGTTCGTCTCAAAGACTACACGACGGCCCATGAACTGGTAGGAGCACACGATGCCATCTCGGCAATCCGCACCCTCGCGGATGACCTGGACGCAGCCCAAGCAGACGAGGACGCAGCGAAAGCGGTCATTGAATGAACTGGCTGCATTCCTACGCTCAACGTCATATCCCTTCGCTGCTGAGTGGACTCCTTCTCTACTGGGAAAGTGTCACGTCCATCTGCTGCGAAGTCACGGCGTCCTACGGGGCGCTGTATGGCTCCAGCCTCTACGACCCGGCTGTGTCTTTCACGTCTGCGTCGCTCCCGAACTACGGGGACGCTGGCTCACTCCAGCAGCCCTCCGAAGACTATCGCGAGTGGCGAGATCGCATGGGTTTACTTCCGTGATCACGTACCCCCTCCCTCAACACAAGCCGCTGGTGCAACGCCTCGGCTTCGAGGGCTGGGGCCTCGGCTATCGACTGGACCTCTATGAGTAGCCCAAAGCCACCCCCGGCCCCAACACCTCCGCAACCCGACGCCCCGGCCGCCAAGGCCCTCTTGGGCGCCGAGGACACCCCGGCCGCTGCGGTCCGCAAGCGCAAGACCAACGCGACTGCGCTGCGTGCCCAGTACCTCACTGAACCTTCGGGCGTGGGCGTGCAGGTTTGATCTTCAAGATCGACGAGCGCTACAAGGAACTTGCCTCCGACCGAGAGCACTACCTTATCCGCGCCCGAGCATGCGCCGCACTCACCGTGCCGGCCGTGTGCCCTCCGCTGGGTCAATCCCCGGCGAGCGTCCTCCCCCAGACCTACTCCTCCTTCGGCGCCCGTGGCGTGTCCAACCTGGGCTCCAAGCTCATGATGGCCCTGCTGCCTCCCGGCGACTCATCGTTCAACCTGAACGTGAGCGTCGAGGTGCTGATGCAGGAAGGCGTCCTGTCTCCCCCGCCCGACATCATCAAAGGCCTCGCTCAATGCGAGCAACTGATGAACACGAAGATCGAGGCGCTGGGCTGGCGACGTGCCACCTTCCTGTCCCTGGTCCAACTGATCGTCAACGGCAACGTCGTCGAGTACATCCAGCCCGACGGCCGCATCAAACTCTTCCGGCTCGACCAGTTCGTCTGCGTCCGAGACTGGGGCGGCACGGTGCTGGAGATCATCACTGCGGAGTCCATGAAGGTCCGAGCGCTCCCAGAGAACCTGAGGGGCCTCGCGTTCAACAAGGACGAGTCCGCAACCGTCACCCTTTACACGCGCTTCGAGCGCATCAGCGACACGCAGTACGCGGTGGCCCAGAACCTCGACCAGACCATGGTCACTCCGAGGCGGGTCCACGACGGCCAGATGCCAGCCAACGCTTTGGCGTGGGAACTGGTCCCTGGCGAGACATACGGCCGGTCCCATGTGGAAGCGAACTACGCTGACCTCTTGGGCCTGGACGCTACGTCCCAGCAACTGCGTGAGTCCGGTGCCGTCGCCGCTCGCAACCTGATCTTCGTCGCACCGAATGCGGCTGGTGGCAATCTGCGCAAGCGGATCGCCGATGCCCGTAATGGCGCCGTCCTGAGTGGACGTGGCGGCCCGAACGGTGACGTGCATCCGTTCCAGTTCAACAACTCGGTTCAGATGCAAGTCATGCAGGCCGAGAAAGCCGACCTCATCCGAGGGCTGTCAGAAGCCTTCCTGATGACTGGTGGCTTGCGCCGCGACGCCGAGCGCGTCACAGCCTACGAACTGCAGATGCTCGCAGCCGAGATCGAAGCCGCCCTGGGCGGCACGTACTCGCTGCTGGGTGTCGAGATGCAGGGCTGGCGCATGCAGAAGCTCCTGGCTCAGATGAAGGCACGACGCGAACTCCCCGACCTGGGCAGTGGCGTCGAGATCACCATCACCACGGGCCTCGAAGCACTCGGCAAGGACGCCAAGGTCAAGCGAGTCCGCAACTTCTTCGGTCTCCTCAATGAGACCCCGCAAGCGTTCCAGGAACAAGCCGCGCAGTACGTCAAGTACGACACGATCCTGACGCCCGCCGCCGCAGCCATGGGATTCCCTGAGTCCATTCGGACCCAAGCGGAAGTCCAGGCCGAGCAAGAGAAACAACAACAAGCCGCGATGCAGCAGGCGATGGTCGAGAAGGCCACCGCACCCGTCGCGTCAGCTATGGCCCAAGGGGCCGCACCACCCGCATGAATCTTCCAGACGCACCAGCACCCGCAGCACCGCAAGGCGCTGCAGCCGTCCCAGCACCCGCAGTCCCCCAACCGGGAACACCGGAGCACAAGGCGGCCATGATCGCTGCGTATGACCTGCAGTTCGCAACGCCCGCCGCCGCACCTGAAGCACCCCCGCAAAGCGAGGAACCGCCGAAGGAACCGGGCAGCGGGGCGAAGCCCCCGGAGGTCCTAAAGACTCCCGAGGAACTTGCAGCCGAAGAGGCCGCCAAGGCCGCAGAGCCTCCGAAGGACCCCAAGGAATCCGAGACGCCCCCGGCGACTCTCGCTGACCTCGTGGACTCCGGTGACTTCTTCGCTGGCCTGGGTTCCGAAACGGTCCCCGAGAACCTGAGCGCTGCCCTGGTGGCCGCAGGTCTCAAGGCCGAGCAGGTCCCCGCGATCAACGAACGACTGAAGACCCTGCTGGCCGCCGAGGCCAAGCTGCAGACCATGGAACTCCATGGCGCTGCTGGCGGCAAGGAGCAGTTCGATCAACTGATCGCATGGGGCAAGGCGAACTTCACGCCCGAGCAAGCGGCCTACTACGACCGCGAACTCAATGGCCCCAACGCCAAGGACGTGATCGCCATGCTGCAGGTCAAGGCCACTCGTGGTCAGGACCCCAGTCTGGTCAACGTGAATGGTGGTGGCGGCGCCCCGGTCCAGGGCTATCGCTCGCAGGCCGAGATGCAGCGCGACATGCGCGACCCCCGCTACAACACCGACCCGGCATTCCGTGCCGACGTGCGCCAGAAGCTCCGCTTCGCAACGTACTGATCCCTGAGGGGCTAACCCCCTCGACTCCCTCGCTCCGTCTTTCGCGCCCCTTTCCCCAGGGGCCGGGCGGAGCCATTCCCCCTCAGAAAAGAAAGTAAGACGCAATGTCTTTTGGCTCTAACGGCAACCCTGTTGCCTTCGGTACTGGCGCTTCTGGCTCCGACGACCGTTCGCTGTTCCTCAAGCAATTCGGCGGCGAAGTTCTCACGAGCTTCACGGCCCAAACCCTCACGCTGGGCAAGACCCGCGAGAAGACCATCGGCGCTGGCAAGTCGTGGCAATTCCCCCGGACCGGTACGTCCATCGCCGAGTACGTGACCCGAGGCCAAGAGCTTCTGGGTAACAGCTTCGCGACCGACGAAGTGACCGTGACGGTTGACGCTCCGTTGACCTCCAGCCACGCGATCTGGGACCTCGACCACCTGATGTCGCACTTCGACATCCAAGGTCCGATGACCGCCGAAATGGGCGCCGTGCTCGGTCGTACCTACGACCAGAACGTGTTCCGTTCCATCGCACTGGCTGCTCGCCAAGCTGCCTCCTCGACCATCGCGAACACCCAAGGTGAACGCATCGTCGATGCTGGCCTCGTGAGCACCGCTGGTACGGACGGCATCCTGTGGATGACCAAGATTCGCGAAGCAAAGCTGCGCCTCCGCAAGAAGCACATCCCCGCTGGCACGGCCATCTACATGGTTGTGGACCCGACGGTGTTCGACGCGATCAAGTACGCGCAGGTCAACGGCGTGTACGTGAACCTGAACTCGATGGTGCAACTCGCGACGGCCGGCGACGGTGCGAACGTGACGGACGCCATCCGCTTCGAAGGCGTGATGATCTTCTCCAGCACCTTGCTGCCGAACACGAACGAAGCCGCTGCGCCTGCTGTCTACAGCAAGTACCGCGCTGACTTCAGCAAGACCACGGGTCTCATGTGGTCGCCGGACGCTGTGGCGTCCCTGTCCCTGAAGGGCATCACGGTCGAACAGACCCGTGACGTTCGTCGTCAGGAGAACTTCATCGTCGCGAGCCGTGTGAACGGCCACGGCGCTCTGCGTTCGGAACTCGCTGTCGAGTTCGCCATCGCCTAAACGGCACCCCTATGGGAGACCTCTGGATTCATTCCGGGGTCTCCCATTTTTTTCGTCTCTTTCCCAATGTCCCTCACACGTCTCCAAGCAATCAACCAGCTTCTCACGCCCGTGGGCGAGACCGTCATCCTCGTCGAAGTCGCGGGTGCCGGTGACTACGCCAACTGCAGCCAAGTCCTGGACGCCGAGACCTTGAAGGTATTGGCAAAGGGATGGGCGTTCAACTCCGAGAAGGAAGTTGAATACACCCCCGATGTGGACGGCAAGATCGCCGTGCCACCCGAGGCCCTTCAGATCGACCCGAGCGACCGCAGCAACGACTATGTCCAGCGCGGCGCCTTCCTCTACGACAAGGACAACAAGACCGACGTGTTCACCGCCCCGGTGAAGTGCGACGTGGTCCTTGCGTTCCCCTTCGAAGACTGCCCGTTCAACGTGCAGCGCCAGATCGTCGCCCAGGCCGCCATGGCCTACCAGCGCAGCTACGTGGGCTCCAAGCAACTCGACGAGTTCGCCAAGGAGGAGCGCTTCGAAGCTGGCGCCGACGCAGCGGACGCCGAGTCCGATGTGGACGACTACAACATCCTCGACAACCCCGACCTGTTCTACCTGAACCGTCGCACCTACCGCCCGGGAATGTAAATGGCAGACGGTCTCCTCCAGCCACGCATCGGCGGGCTGTACCACGGCGTGAGCCGTCAGGCCCCGCTTCAGCGTGCGCCGAACCAGATGCAGGAACTGGACAACTTCCTGCCCTCAGTGGACCTAGGTGCCATCGCAGACCGCGACGGAACCAAGGCCATCGTGGCGCTGACCGCAGCCTCCTACGCGACCCAAGGCCACCACTTCTTCCGCACGACCGACGGCCAACGCTGGGTCCTGCTGAAGCGGGTCGAGCATGGGCTGGTCGAGGTGCGCAACCTCGCGACCGGCGTGGAGGCCAGCGTGGCCTACGGACCCTGGGTCCTGAACTACCTCGCCCAGGCCACGAACCTCAAGTACCTGAGCCTGAGCGACACCACGTTCATACTGAATCCCTCGGTCCCTGTGCAGGTCACGCAGCCCGCTGCGCCCACCATCTCGGCCGTCTACGTCGTGATCCGCAAGCTGTCCACCGCTGCCCAGTCGTTCAACGTCTCGTGCTCCGCTGGAGCCGGCTCGTGGGCACTGGGTCAAGGTGGTGGCGGCATCGTCACCCGTGACTTCGTGGCCCTGGGCCTCGCCGGGAACTGCTCGGCAAACATGCCCGGCGTGAACGTCACCCGGGTCACCGGGAACGTCATCAAGTTCTCGGGTCCCACGGCGATCATCCAGACCATCCAGGCGTCCAACGACTGGGACGAGTCCGCGATGCTGCTGATCAAGGGCCGCGTGTCCGCGATCAGCGACCTGCCCGGCACCTTCGAGCACGGCACGCCCATCCTGGTAGACCTCGGCTTCGCTGACGCGAGCACGGCCTACTACGTGATGTACGACTCGGTCCGGTCCGCCTGGGTCGAGTGCAGCTACCTCCAGAACGGCGCGACCACCGCAGACCTCCACGAGGGCACCATGCCCGTGAAGCTGCGCCAGATCGGTCCGAACAGCTTCTCGCTGGATGCGGTTGACTGGGTGCCTCGGAAGTCTGGGGACAACGATAGCAACCCCCTGCCCCCATTCATCGGCAAGACCATCACAGCGATGACGCAGTGGAAGGGACGCCTCTGGCTCGGAAGCGACGACACGGTCATCGGCTCGCAGCCGGACGACCTGTTCAACTTCTTCCGCGACTCCGCCCGCGAGGTGAAGCCAAGCGACCCCGTGATGCTCCCCATCGAGTCCCCAGACCTCGGGGTCGTGCGGCATCTCGTGGCCTTCCGCAACAAGCTGATGGTCATGAGCGACACGGCCCAGCTTGAACTGGACCCTGGCAACCAGCCGGTGAAGCCGGACACCGCGTCCCTGGGCGTGGCTACCCGCTACAGCCTGGATCAGGACTGCGAGCCCTCGGTCATCGGCGACGTGCTGATGTACACCGGGGTCACGGAGAACCGCGCAGTCCTCTGGGAGTACAGCTACGAGCAGGAGAGTGCGAACAACACCGCAACCGACCTGAGCAAGCATGTGCCGGGCTACTGCCCTGGCGCTGTGAAGCGCATCCGTGGCTCGTCCACTGCTGGCCGCACGTACGTCTGGTCCGCCAAGGACCCCGGGCGTCTCTACGTCAACACGGGGTACTGGAAGGAAGGCCAGCGGGCACAGAACGCTTGGTCCCGCATGAGCTTCCCCGGCGTCACCAACATCCAGGACCACTGGGTCTCCGGTGGCACTCTGTTCCTTCTGGCTGTCGCCTCGGGTGCCCTGTGGCTCCTGAGCGTGGACGTGGATGCGAACCTCGGCGAGTCCTACCCGGACCACCTGAGGCTCGACCTGCAGTCCCGTGTGCAGATCACATGGAACTCCGTGCGCAACCGCAGCGAAGTCATGCTGCCCCTGGGCTACGTCCCGTATGCGAGCACCCTGCTCTGTACGGTGAACGTCGGCGGCCAGTGGCGCGGCTATCCGCTCACGGTGGTCTGGGATGGAACGCAGTGGCTCGGCCACTTCGCCACGCAGACCGGACAGGGCTTCGGATACCTCGGGGTCCGCTTCACGCGCACCGCGACCTTCAGCCCGTTCTATCCGTCGCTCGGCGAGACCACTACGCCCATCGGGCGCCTGCAGGTCCGCACGGTCGTAGTGGACGCCCTGGTCTCCGGGGACTTCACAGCCACTGTGACTCGCACGGACCGCGTACCGATGACCGTGGCGCGAAGCCCGCGAATGATCGGCGAGGCCCTGGTGCCTGACATCGGCGCGAACCTCCAGCACGCCATCCCCTTCAATTCGAAGGGCGACCAAGCGACTCTCAGTATTTCCACGGACTCCTTCGGTCCCATGGCTCTCAGTGGCTTCACGCTGCTGGGCCGCTACACCAACCCCACAGCACCATGAACCTACGACCCGCAACCATCGACGACTGCTGGAGCCTCGCTCCGAGGCTTCGGTCTCAGGACCTCCAGGAGATCGCACATGGAAGCGGGCTCGGGGCGCTTGATGCTGTGGTGGGCGCGTGGAAGAACTCCCACTTCCGCGAGGCCATCTGCACCGACGACGGTCTGGTGGTCGCCATCTGGGGCGTCACCTCGACACCCCAAGAGGGCCTGGGCTCCATCTGGATGCTCGGGTCCCCGGAGATCGAACTGGTCTCCCTCCCTTTTCTGCGAGCGTGCGAGCCCCGAGTGCGGGCACAGCACGAGCGCTACCGATTCCTTGCCTGCGCCTCCTGGCGTGGCAACCACACCCACCACCACTGGCTACGCTGGCTCCGCTTCAAAGAAGCTGAGCGGCATGGCGAGTTCATCGTTTTCGTCCGCCATGTGTGAACCAACAACCATTGCCCTGATCGCGTCCGCAGCCATCTCGGCTGTTGGGGCCGGCGTGGCAAAGACCAACTCAGACAACGCTGTCATGGCTCAAGCCGAGGCGGCCAATCGCAACACCTCTGAGGGCTATCGCGTCGCGCAGCAGAACCAGCGCAACGCCGAGGCCCAAGCCTTCGAGCAGCAGACCGACCGCATGCGTCAGACCTCGCGCCAGCTATCCCTGGCCCGCGTGATCGCCGCAGAAGGTGGTGGCTCCCTGGCCGCCAACGCAATCAACATCGCCGCAGCCGGTGACGAGGACTTCAGCCGCATCGACGCGAGCCTGACGAACCAGAAGTCCACCGTGCGCGATCAGATGGCTGCGCTGCAGACCGGCAACGCCGACGCCCTGGCCTCCAGTCAGATCGCCCTCAAGGGCAACCAGACGAAGTTCTTCGCCGACGAGGCCGCCGCTGCTGGCAACGCCTACTCGGGCTACGCCTCGCAGCAGAGCCGCGTGAAGCTGGCGCAGCACTACTCCGAAACCTACAAACTGAAGAAGGACTGACATGGCCGGACAACGCGAGCGGAGCTTCCGCACGAACACCGGGGTCGATGGTCCTGAGGTGAATCCTCAGGCACGCATCCACACCGACCAGACCCAGGCCGTCGCCGCGCAAGTCCAGGGCCAAGGCTCTGCGCTGAACGCCCTCGGCGGCGCCATGTCCAGTTTCTTCGGCACGGCCGCCAAGACCGCGCAGCAGGTCAGCGAGATCGAGCACCACGAAGACCTCGCGGAGATCGGACGCCAGAACCAAGCACGACAGGAACAAGGCCTCGCTGACCAAGCGATGGGCCGCGAGCGGGACTCAAGCCTCTCGCAGTTCCAGGCGTACAAGGGCGCATACGACACGGCCGTTGCGGACAGCACGGCGAACGCTCTGACGCAGGACCTCGCGGTCAAGCTGCGCGACGCGAAGAACGACGGGAGCGTGGACCCGAAGGCCCTGGCGACCCAGTTCATCAAGGACGAGATCGGCCCTGGCACGGGTGACCCCGCTGTCGATGGCCGCATGGTGTGGGCCGCGAAGCAGAAGGCCGACTCGCTGGTAGCACAGAAGCGCGAGCAGATCGCGCAGACCTCCGAGTCCAACATCGCCGAGACGATCAAGAATGACGTGACCGGCAAGATGCTGAGTCAGAAGGGCGTGACCACTGGTCAAGTGGACCTGTGGAACACCCAGCTTCTCGCGCTGACCAAGGGCGACGTGAAGGCCGCCGACCGTCTCTTCGAGGACGCCATCGGCAACGCCATCCAGAACGACGGACACGCGATGTCCTCGCTCGCCGCTATGCGCGAATCGGGCTATGCCAAGCGCAACCCCGACAGCTACCTGCGCCTGAGCGAGAAGGCCTTCCACCAGACCAACCGCATCAAGAGCATGAAGGCTGGCGAGGAAGTCCAGACCGTCAATGGCGAGTTCATGGCTCGCGCCGCCGAGTACCACAACGCCAACCTGAACATGCCCACCAGCGAATACCTGGAGTTCATGAACAGGGCCAAGATCATCGACAGCAATCACGGTGTCGGCCAAGCCGCATTCCCGTGGCTGAACCATGGTGCGTTCAAGCAGGCCATAGAGAAGAAGGCCCAGGTCAACACCATCCTGAACACGCTCAACGGCATCCACGCGACGGGCGACCTGCGCCAGTCCGTGAACGAGGCCGGCGTCGAGGTAGGCACCGAGGTCAAGAAGAACTACGTGGCCGCCTCGGCCGCTTGGATTCAGCAGAACTCCCAGCGCTTCCCGGAACTCAACAAGACCGCGACGGCTGCTGGCCTCCCCCAGCCCCTCGCGACCGTTGGGGCCGCCAAGGAATACGGCCGGATGCTTGCGTCCCCCAAGGAACAGCAGGCCTTCGGCTACACCGTGGACGACACGACCAAGGGCATCATCACCTCGGGCCTCATGGGCTCTGACGTGAACGAGACAATCAAGTCGGTGCACCTCCTGAACGAGGTCGCCAACGGTCCCAACGCTGACCTGATGCTCAAGGGGCTATTGGGCGACAAGGAGCAAGCTCGCTTCGACGTGATCCGCCGCATGGCCGCCACGCGCGACATCGAGACCGCTGTGCGTGCCACCGTGTCCGACAAGGACGTGGAGGCCGAGATGGCGAAGGAGCAGGACTCCGGGTTCGTGAACTTCCCCCGGCTCCTCAAGGACTCCGAGCGGAAGTCCGCCGAGATCGACAACGACATCCAGTCCCGTGCAGGCGAACGCCTGAAGGAACGCATCGGTCGCGACGATTGGTTCGGCGAACTGAACACCAACATCTCGGGCGCTGCGCTGAAGTCGCTGAACCTGAGCATCGCGGACCATCTGCGCGAGCAGTCCCGCACGCTCAAGGGCGGCACCAAGCCCGACCTGAACGCGGCCATCGACTTCGCGGTCAAGAAGACCTACTCGTCCTTCGTCCCGCTGCCCATCCAAGGCAACACCATGTCCCTGGTCAAGGACCCCTACGGGGGTCGCGGCCGGACGCCCGACAAGCCCATCGCCCGTTACAACGGGACCGACGTGTTCTCGGGTGCCCGCATGCAGATCGGGGGCAAGGAGGAAGACCCGCTGGAGACCTTCATGCAGATCGACCGCAAGGCGATCCACAAGGCCCTCCCGGCATTCCTTGGTGACAAGGAGGACTCCGGGTCCGCCGAGTCGATCTACCTGCTGCCCCCTGACGCCAAGAGCGGTCTGCACCCGGTGATGAAGCCGGGCGGCGAGCCGCTGATGATGGCCCCTGGGTCCACCGTGACCTTCCGTGGCGCCGACGGCAAGCTGAAGGACGAAGTGATCCCCACGGATCGCAAGGAAGCCTCGGAGTTCCTGGCGGCCAAGCTGCCCAAGGGCTTCTACCCGCTGGAAGGTGCTGGTGGCGTGTTCCGCATCCAGTACGGCTACCGCCTGCGCATGAACGGCGAGGAAATCCTGAAGGGCCTGACCAAGGACCGCGTGGACACCATCGCCAACATCAATGCGCCCACGCGCCCCGTGCAATTCGAATCGACCCCGGTCACCCGTGAACGGTGGAAGGGCCTGGAGAAGAAATGATCGACAACACCAACCCAGCGCACCTGGAGGACGAAGCCATCTCGCAAGAGATCAGCCGCCTCCAGGGCATCGGGGACCTGCAGATGGACGACTGGGTGAAGGGCTCACGACCCGCCACCGGTTGGAACATCGAGGCCTACGAGAAGGCGCTTGATAGCCGGCGCTCGCCGGTCCCCCAGTACCCGGGTGCTCAACCGAGCGCCATGGGCACCGGAGGCTGGCTCGACCAGTCCCGGGCCATCCTGGACAACGAGGAGGGTCTGCACAGCCGTGCGTACCACGGTGCGACCTCCAAGGCTCGCAAGGCCCAGATGGAATCCGGGGGCGACATCTACGTCAAGGAGGGCCACGGCTCGACCGAGGAGGTAGCAGTCGGCTACGGCTGGAACATGCAGCGCAAGGACACCAAGGGTGTCTTCGCTCAAATCCTGGGCTTCTCTCCGAGCGACACGGACGCCGTGTTCAACGGGAAGAAGGGCCTGGACCAAGCGCAGTCGGGCAAGCTCCGCGACTACGCAATCATGGAGGTGAACAACTCCATCGAGAAAGAGATGAAGGACCACCCGCTGCGCGATCACCAACGCGCTGCCTTGGTCTCCATCGCCTACAACCTGGGCGCTGGAGGCCTGAGGTCCACGGGAA